ACTGCTGAATCAGTAATGGCTGAAACACCAATCATTGTAAATGTTACTGGTGGGTTACAAGACCAATGTGGATTCAAAGTAGATGGTAAGTATTTAACCGCAGATGATTACAAAGAAATCGGTTCACTTCACGATTATAGAAAGTGGGAAGATAAAGTAACACATGGTGAGTGGGTAAAACCTGTATGGAGTAGAGTTCAAACAATGACTGGTTCAGTTCCAACACCTTATATCATTGATGATAAAGTAGATGTAACAGAAACATCCGAAGCGATTAGATATTGGTATGACAAAGGTAATAAAGGTAGACAGAAGGCTGGTAAAGCTGGTAGAAATGCATTTCTTAATGAAATAGGATTGGGTGTTGATAATCAAAACAAGACTATGGCAGATGGAATTGAATCTGCAATTAAAAACTTTAAACCTAAGAAACGATTTAACTTATATAAATTAGCATAATGAGTAAACCATTATTAATATATCAGGCACCTGTAGCTACAAGAAGTGGTTATGGTGACCATTCAAGAGATATTCTAAAATCAATATTTGAGTACGATAAGTTTGATGTGATTACTATTCCAACTCGTTGGGGTAACACACCACAAAATCAAATAAACCCTACTACAGATTTTGGTAAACAATTATTATCAACAGTTGGTAAACAAGTAACAAAACAGCCAGAGGTACACATTCAAATGACAGTACCAAATGAATTCCAAAAGAAAGGAAAGTTTAGTATTGGTATTACTGCTGGTATAGAATCAACTTTAGCTCCAAAAGATTGGATTGATGGTTGTAATAGAATGGATTTAATCATAGTTCCTACAAAATTTTCAAAAGATGTATTGGAAGGAACATCATATGATGAAAAAGACAAAAGAAGTGGTCAGATAATTAGAACATTTAAGATTACAACACCGATTGAAGTTTTACATGAGGGAGTTGAATTATCAACATTCTTAAAATCTAAAACTAAAGTTGATGTTTTGGAAGGAATAGATTCTGATTGGAATTATCTTTTTACAGGTCATTGGTTAAAGGGTGATTTGGGTAAAGATAGAAAAGATGTTGGTATGATGATTAAAACATTTTGTACTGTATTTAAAAATACACCAAAGAAAAAACAACCAGGTTTAATTTTAAAAACATCATCAGCTGGATTTTCCGTTATGGATAGAGAAAATATATCATCCAAGATAAAAGAACTTACATCTGAGTTTGGTGATAAATGTCCACCAATCCATTTATTATTTGGTGACTTATCAGAGGATGAAATGTCATCTTTATATCATCATCCAAAAGTAAAAGCTATGATTTCATTTACAAAGGGTGAAGGATATGGTAGACCACTTTGTGAATTTAGTTTGACTGGTAAACCAATTTTAGTAACTAAATGGAGTGGACACTTAGATTTCTTACCAGAAGAAAATACAGTTTTCTTAGAAGGAGCTTTAGATAATATCCATGAAAGTTCTGCTGACCAATTCTTAATGAAAGAAGCTAAATGGTTTCAAGTAAATTATTCTTTTGCAGCTGGTATGTTGGATAAAGTATTTAATAATTATAAAACATATCTTAATAAATCAAAAGGTTTGGTAGGTAATACAAAGAAAAACTTTTCACTACAATCAATGCATGATAAGTTTAAAGTAATTTTGGATAAGTATGTAAAAGTACCAGAGTTTGTTAGTTTGAAACTACCTGAAATCAAAAAGTTATAATGAGTTATATAAATCAGTATTTAGAATTTCTTAAACCTGAAAAAAGAGTTGCAAAAGCTCAAATGGCTCAAGGAAATATTTACAGAATTGTTAGATATGGTAATGACACACAACGAGGTATTAATGCAAGATATGTTTTTGTAATTGGAAAAGTAAGAGACAAAGGAAGAGTAAAAGTACATTGTATTAAGATTAATGATGTAGTACCAACTGCATTAATTAAGTTACTGAGGAAGTTAAGAGATAAATCCAGACCAATTACTGAAAATTATAAAGACTTATCTTCTTTACTTAAATCATTTGATAAAGAAGGACAAAGATTATTTAATGGATTTATTAAAAATAATAGAGCAGTATATTCAAGAGGTTTAGCTAATTATAGAACATACTTTATTGACCAAATACAATATGTTAGTGAGGTTGTTCTTGAGTTTGAAGAATTAGCTAACTTATTAGGTGAGAAAACAGAAGCTAGAAAAGTTATAAAAGAAGATAGAAGTGAAAACGATTAGTTATGGTTTAACGGTATGTAATGAAATTACCGAGATAGCAGTCTTAGTAGATACTCTTAAAGAAAAGTTAAGAGAGGGAGATGAGATTGTAATTCAATATGATGAGGGTTCAGTAACAGATGTAGTTATGGAATATCTCAACATAATGAAAAATATGCACAAAGATTTTGTAAAAGTTATTGGATTTTCCCTTAACAAAGATTTCGCAACTTACAAAAATAATCTTAAATCACATTGTAAAGGAGACTATATATTTCAGATTGATGCTGATGAAGTGCCAAATGAATATTTGTTAGATAATTTGCATGAGATTTTATCAACTAACGAAGTGGATGTTATTTTCATCCCAAGAGTAAATACAGTTGAAGGATTGACAGATGAACATATACAAAAATGGGGATGGCAAGTAAATGAAAAAGGATGGGTAAATTTTCCTGATTATCAGACTCGTATTTACAAAAATACAAAAGATGTTATGTGGGTAAATAAAGTACATGAAAGAATTACAGGATATGATTCAGTCTCAAACTTTCCACCACAAGAAGAATATTGTTTGTATCATCCAAAACAAATAGAAAGACAAGAACAACAAAACGAATTTTACGATACGATATGAAAATAACATTTATATACGCATTTGAAAATGAAGAGTGGTCCACACCACTATCTTTAGCATATGAATTCGAGGAAAGAGGTTGGGATGTAGGTATTGTATCAATAGGTTCAAATAGAAATCAATCATATTTTGATACCAATATAAAAGAGTGGTTAGAACAAAAAGATGATTCTGATATTGTTTTATTTATGGATTGGGGTAGATTTGATTCACCTTTATTAGATAAAGAAAAACTACCATCAGCATTTTGGGTACAAGAAAGTGGAGATGACCCACAAAACTTTAAAAATAACTTCCCTAAATCAAAAAGATTTAACATAACATTATCAGCTGATGCAGATTCAGTAGAAGAATACAAAAAGAAAGGTATTGATGCATATTGGTGGACACATTTTGCCGATACTAAAGTACAATTCCCAATAAAAGATACTGAATTAAGATACAATGCGGTCACCACACGAGGAGTCGGTGGTTCTCAATTTTTAGATACTTTAACTGTACATGGTAATGGAAGTATTGGAAATCAAAATAATATGGAATCAGAAGAACATACACAATTTTTAAATTCAGGTCTTATGGTTTTACAACACTCAAGGTGGGGTGAAATAACTCGTAGAATTTTTGAAGGAATGGCTTGTGGAAAATTAGTTCTTACTGATAGACTTAAAGAATCAAAAAAATTAGATGAGTTATTTGAAGATGGTGAAGATATTGTCTACTATGATGATATGGTTGATTGTATAAATAAAATAAATGAGTTTTCGGATAACGAAAAGGAAAGAAATAGAATATCACAAAATGGTTACAAAAAAGTATTAGAAAACCATACTCAGAAACAAAGAGTTGATTTTATAATAGAAAAATTTAATAAATGGAAAGACTCCCAATAAGTGTAGGTATTTTATCTTGGAAGAGTGGACAAACTTTAGTCAACACTTTAAACACTTACTTTCAACAAGAATTCTTACATCAAATAAATGATGTATGTATTTTATTTCAAGAGTTTTCAGAAGAAGATAAGAAAATAGCTGAACACTTTGGTATTCCTTATATAGCAAAAAAAGATAATATAGGTATTGGTCAAGCATTTATAGAATTGACAGAACAAGCTAAGACAGATAATGTTTTAGTATTAGAACATGATTGGAAATTAATTGAAGATAAGGAACTTTTAAGAACCAGATTATTGAGTGGTATAAAACTATTAGAAAATGGATTTAGTTGTGTAAGATATAGACACAGAGCTAATCCTGGTTTTCCACATTTCTCATTTCAGTATCAAGGTAAAGAATTAGATTACTATGATAAAGAAATCGAAGTTACATCACCACATCTTTTAGATTCAGTTCATTGGTGTAACCCAGCTGAGAAGTTTCCACAACATATTAAAAGAGAAGGAGAGTATTTTATCACAACATCTCGTTATGGTAATTGGACAAACAATCCTTGTCTCTACAAAAAAGATTTTTACTTAGAAACAGTAAAACAATTCGCCGGTGAAGGTATCGCTTTAGAAGGTAACATTTCAAAGTGGTGGGCACAACAAACATTCAAAGTAGCTCACGGCGAAGGGCTATTTTGTCATTTAGATGAAGGTAAACATGGAAGGTAAATTTAGACCATTGGGTGATAGAGTATTGGTAAAGCCAAGCTCAAAATCCGAAATGAAAACAAAAGGTGGTATTATCATAGCAGATAGTGCACAAAGAGGACAAAAAGTATATGGTGAAGTAGTATCAGTTGGTACTGGTATATTCTCACAAAGTGGGGGAAGAATACCAATGACTGTAAAAGTTGGTGATAAAGTAATGTATTCAAAAGATATGGGAGGTGATGAAGTAGATATGGGAGATGAAAAGTATCTTTTATTCAATGAGCACCAATTATTAGGTATCATAAAACAATGAGTAAAATAAAACTAATCATATTTGATTTAGATGGTGTATTAGTAGAGGCTAAGAACATCCATTACGATGCACTTAACGAAGCTTTAGGTGAAAAATATGCTATTAGTTGGAATGAACATTTATCCACTTATGATGGATTGAAAACTACTCAGAAGTTAGATATGTTATCCGAAAAGAAAGGATTACCAATTGACTCTCATAGAGATATTTGGGAACATAAACAAGAACTTACATTAGAAAAGTTAAGAGCATTAGAACCAAATGGAGGTCTAATACAATGTATGGGAAACTTAGTAAGTGAGGGTTATAAAATTACAGTATGTTCAAACTCAATTAGAAAGACAGTTTTGACCGTACTTTCAAAGTTAGGTATTATGGAGTTTATGGATTTAGTAATATCTAATGAAGATGTTAAGAATTCAAAACCACATCCAGAAATGTATTGGAAAGCAATATCAATGATGAGTTGTTTACCTGAAGAAACTTTAATAGTTGAGGATTCACCTTATGGATTACTTGCAGCAGCTCGTTCTAAATCACACATACTAAGAGTAAAGAATACCAAAGAAACAAATTATAGTAACATAGATAATAAATTAAAAGAAATAGAAATGGGAGAACAACAATCAACACCAGCATGGAGAGATGAAAACTTAACAGTTTTAATTCCAATGGCAGGTGCAGGTAGTAGATTTCAAAAAGCAGGATATACTTTTCCAAAACCACTAATTGATGTAAAAGGTAAACCTATGATTCAGTTGGTAGTGGAAAATCTAAATATTAAAGCAAACTATGTTTATGTAGTAC